ATGGAACGTGCTTTTCAAAACGATCATTCGACCCGCACGGCTAAACCGTTTAAGATATTAAAAAAGAGATCAACCACCAGCGTCGCAAGCTATCAGGTCAGCCCCCACACGGCAAGAATTTTCAAAGAAAATGAGCGGCTGATTGACGAGTATAAAAGAAAAAAAGCATGATCACACTAAAGGACAAGGGAAACGGCTCTTGTCCTTATTCCTTTTCTCCGTCTGTGACATATAATAGGAGCAATCAGAGGATAGTCAAGGTGATGATGTGAAAAAAATTGTACGGCGTGTGAAATTCATAGATTATGGAAAGTTCGGACTGTCGGGATATTCGCTTAAAATGAAGGAGCGGAGTATCGGAATCCTAAAGAGATTGAAGAAGAAAAAATAAAATCCCGGGGTGATCCGGGATTTCTATTTTGCTGAAGAAGTCCGAAACCATATGCGTTTCGGACTCTATTTGTGGTTAGGATAACTGGGCAGCGATTTTCGCTTTTGTGGCCGGTCCGTAAATGCCGTCAACCGTCAACCCGTTAACAGATTGAAAACGAGATACCGCGTTTGCCGTTTTTGGTCCGTAAATGCCATCTATCCCATTGTTTACTGCCCCTTTATCAGGGTAAAAATAAAGTGCTGCGAGCGCATTTTGAACCTGGTACACTTTTTCCCCCGATGTATAAGGAGTTGTCAGCTGCAAAATGCCGTCAGGAAGCGGATATGCTTCAGGCTCTACAGCTTGTGCAGGGGCACTGACGATCAGCACTTGTCCGACTTGAATCAGGTTTGGGTCCTTAATATTGTTCCACTCCTGTAAATCTGCCACACTTACACCAAATTTTCTTGCGATCGCTGAGAGTGTGTCGCCTTTTTGGACAGTATACGTTTGAACGCCTCCGCCGCCGATTCCCGCTTTAAATTGTTCCCATGTATCCAATAGCTTTCTCGGGCATTCTTTGCCGGACCAATGCTTGTGAGGCACGACATTTGCAAGCGTAATGCTGTGCGATGCCATTAATGTTTTGATCAGCCATTGGGCGTTTGCGGTCGCCAGTTGAAAATTCCCATCGGCATTTTCGCAAATTTCAATCCCAATAGATTGGCGGTTTCCGCTTCCGTTGCCGTCTCCGGCATGCCAGCCGTTTTCATTCAGCGGCAAATGCTGATAAATTTCCTTATCATCAACCGTAAAATGCCAGCTTGTCGGTGTATCCGGATTCTTCACATAACGGGCGTGCATTTCGGCATTGGCTCCGACGGACGTGTTTGCCGTATTGTGAACTGTAATATAAATCGGCGTCATTGCATAACCCGGACGATTATTGGCACCTACGGGAATAAAATCTTGGATAATGTTAACCATTTGAATCTCTCCTTATTTTGTTAAATTGTTTTGTTTTAATAAAGATTGCTGCCGCTTTCCTTTTTCTGTTACATAATTGTTTTTAAACCAAGCGGCAAGTGTTGTGACAACCGTAAACAAGACAGACCCCGCTGCATAAAACGTGTCTGCCAGCTGATTCACTTGTTCCTCGCTGATGTCTAAAGGCGATTTGCCAAACATCAGCAGCGTTTGGTTTACTAAGGCAAGCAAAAGAAGCACCGTCCTGATGACCGTGCCTTTATCATATGTTTTCAATGTGGCTCCTCCTTATTTTTGCAGCAAATTATACATAATCCCGATGGCGCCTCCGATGATGCCTGTGCAGATCGCGGTAACGATTGCCCCTGTGATGGTGCGCTTAATCCAAGTGGTGTTTTCTTCAATTTTATTCAGTTTTTCATTCAGGGTCATAATCTGCTGATCTTGGCGGTCAGATGATCGTTCCAATGCGGATACTCTCTGCTCCAGCGCCCTATGATCGCTCTTTATGTCCGTACATTCTTTTTGAAACGCGTTTATATCAAAAGACGCGTCTTCATTTAACATTTTTTATGCCTCCTTTACACTCGATTGCACCTCCTCTCTGAGGGCCGGCCGTAACCTAAGGTTGTTATAATGTCAGGAAACGGCCGTTCCTTTGACAGACAGGCTGCCGCCGCTTATTTCCGCTATTTCCATAACGATTTCTTTATAACCTGTCATATCGAAAATCCATGCTTCTGCTTTTCCTGATGTGCTGCCGGACATTTCACCATCATCTGTTTTCTTGCCTTGGATTGGAAGATTGGCTCCTGAAAAGGATCTTCCCCAAAAGCTCACTTCGCTTTTCTCTGCTGTACCGTATATTTCCACCAGCAGCTTTTTATACGTTCCTACAGTCAGGACCGCTCCTTCTCCGGCATTCTCAGCGTTTTCATGAAAAACAAAATCTTTGGTGCTGACTTGAGCTCCCTCTACCTTCAGCCGCCCCTCTTCAGTTGTATTAGCGGCTTCAAACGTAATCGGCAAAGGGGCTGCTTCAGTAATATGAACATCCACTTCCCCCGCTCCGACGGATTGATATAAAACAAACTCAGACTGCTGTAAGTTTCCGTTTACATAACGGAAACGGTAATATCTTTTGGTTAGATATACCCATTCAGTTGCTGTGAGTACGCCGGGCCCGATGTCAGCCGAAGCTGTAGTGGACCAGGAATGGTTATTATCACTTTCTTCCACATACAGCGTGCCGCCGCGATCGGAATACGCCCATCCTTTTATTTTTGAAATCAAGACCGCGCCCAGACGATCTTGCCCATACTGGCTATACGCTTCAGTTGCTTTTAACGCGGCATTGGTCAAAAGCTCCGCCACACCTGACAGATTTGATACAGGTGTTACAAAATCTGTTTTTTCTCCCCTGTACGGTTTTACCGCCCCTGCTTTTCCTGTTCGATCAGCGGGGAATTCGTAACGATATTGCGTCATGTTCACCCTCCTTTTTTATTCGTTTCGTTCGGTTTTCGATCATTCACCTCCTTTCAAGGCAAAATAAAAAAGCCTTTAAATGGCTTTACCGGTGATTTCTTTATATTGGTCAGGCGTGATTAATTTTTTGTTGACTCCTTCTGCTAAGTCCTCAATGGAACAATCATTGTATCGCATCGCTTGCTTGACCATATCAGCCGTGGCCCAATTATAATAAAGGGCAAGCACCCAATAATTCATTCAGAAACATCTCCTTTCAACGAGAGAAGCTCAAGCTTTATTCCTGACAATTCGCTTCCCAATGTTTCATTCAGCTCCTCAAGCTGCTTACGGGCCAATTTTTCTTGAGACAATTGCTGTGCGAGCAATTCAAGCTGGTCCGGCGGCTCATATGGCGGATTTTGCTGCAATTCTTCCCACCAGGCTTGCAAGTCTTCTTTTGTTGGGATAGGTGCGCGGATGTTCCATTCAGCTATATAAGATCCGTCTCCATCGTTTTGGATGATAAAATCTTTCGTTGGATCTGCGTCCTTATATTTCCATTTAATAGCATCATATATGATCAAAATTTTTCTCTCCACCTTACCTTGTAGGATCTATTCCGCCCATTTCTAAAATTTCAAAATAATTGTAAGCTTCACTTCTATCGGACACATAACGTGTTATATCGTCATAACCCACATACATATAAATTTCTAAGTAATCCCCTTTTTTTAGCGAAAGAGTTCCAGCCCCATAAACCCCTACTCCAAAATCTTTCGATGTAGAAGGATCTTGAGGCTTGTGTCTATACTGAGCAATATTTTTATGTTGTTTCCCATTTAAATAAATTGTAAGTTCAAAATTCGAGTAGGTTTGAACGTTGTCAATGTACACTCCGGCTCCCACAAAATACATTCCGTCATTCGGAACAATAAATCGATTGCTGGTTGTATCAAAAGCATTATGAGAATCTGAAATCATACTGTTATAATTTATTTTATTATAATTTCCTTTATCTAAGGCTTGTCTGCTCTTGGTTGTGATTTTGGCATGTGCAAAACCTGAAATTTTATCCCATGGTGTCCATCCAGACCCCGTCCACCAATGACGCACCCACGTTCCTGTCTGATATTTTTTTCCGTTTTTTTCATCTGCATTACCATAAAAATATTGGGTGAAACGATACTGGTTAAGTTTTTCATTTTTGATTAATCCATACCCAAGAGGATAACCAGTGTCATTGTTTTGGAATATACTCCATAAGGTAACTCCTAATGGATATTCAGTTCCGGGCGTCCTTGCGTCTAAAATAGCTTTTTCATCCGGGAGACAAGTTAACATCTCATTAGTAAAATTAGAATCAACATAATCTTTTGCTGCTGATAGAGCTTTATCTGCTTTTTGTTGAGCTCCTTCTGAATATTCTAATTCAATCCACGGAGTCCACTTATCCTGCCCGCTCACTTTATTTCTGATAAATTTACGCCTAGTATTAGGAACGGAATCAATGACACTGCTATATGATGTGAACTCCTGATATGGATATGTCCCATAGTTGTATACAAACAGATATCCATTGCTGTTAACAGGAGCATTTAAGGCCGTTGAGGTTGAGGCCATGTAATAAAACCCAGTCTCTGTAACTATATTAAAATCAACACCATATTTGTGTATCAACAATCCACTGTCTTGTGTCAATTTTGCTGACTGAGAGCCGTTCCATTTGTCTTTATCAGCTTTCGTGACATGAATATCTGTTTTATTAGCGTGCGCGTCCACTTTTTCTTGAACGGATTTTTCCGTCTCAAACCTTATCCAATCAGACCAATTGCCATCTGCTAAACTTTTTCTCCATATACCTCCATCATTAGCCAGCGCGAGGGCTTCCCCGTAGGTAGATGAGGAATGCAAATATATGCCGCGCGTGGATTGAGGCGGTGTATTGATTCCTGAGTTTGCAGTATAAAATGTGAATGTCTTATATTGGCTAACAGCGACTTTATGAAAATCCACACCATCACTTATATTAAGTAAAACGGCGCCATTATCTTTTGTGAATTTAGATAATTGTCCGCCGTCCCATTTCTCCCGCTCATCCTTTGTGATATGGCGATCCTGATCTTGATTATGCTGATCAAAATCCTTTTTTGCCGCCTGCTGCACATCATCCACGTTGCCAAGCCCGATTTGCGCTTTCGTTGTGTTGTGCGGATTATTCATATCATTTTTATGGGCAGCCAGGTCTGTATGGGAATCCTTGATTCCTTT